CTCTCAACCCGGCCACACATCAAGTGTGGTCTTTTCCCCTTAATCACAATCACAACCCATGGACGCAGCCCAGCAACGCTTACAACACGTCCGCACAGTCAGCGACGGTACCCACCTTTGTGTCTACGAGATCAAGGAGAAGTACGGCCGACCGTTGGCGTACCCAATCAACGACCAAGCCGAAACAATCCAAGGACTCACAGGCTTCAAAACGTTACGGCGACAGGACATTGCCAAGATTGAATCACTAGGCTTCACTGTAGTCACCATTCACGGTGAAACTATTCAACCCTCAATGATCAACTGACATGGGCATTGTCTTCAAAGCACGGGTACACAACCCCACAATGAAAGATCTCAAGTCATTTGTACGCAAGACTGTGGCACGAGACAGAGATCAGTACACAGATTCCCAGTGGAACAACGAAACCACGTTCATCAATCGTCAACGCAACGAACTAAAGACACAGTTTGGTTGGATGTGGGATGATGAAGACCAGCGATTGATTGAGGGTGAGTTTGGTCACCTAAAGATCACCGGCACGGAGATCATCTACAAGCCACGCAGGTACGCACCCACAGAGATCTACGTTGTAGCGAAGTGGTATTGCATGTGTGTTGCTGAGCGTATAAACAAAACAGCACGGTTTGAATGAACTACCCAAAGTGGGTCATTCGATACACAGGCCGCAAACCTGATGGCAACCGTGTGACTTTGAACATGTCAGTGTATGCAATGTCAGAGAACCAAGCTATTTCTGAGGCAATGGTAGAAATACCTAAGACCTTAGCTAGGGTTCAAATAACTGGCATTCGCAAAGTTGAAGAGTTCTGATGGTCGGCACTGGTACACCAACCCAGGGACGTACATAGCGAAAGCTAAGGAACGTGCACGACAAGCACTCACAGATCCAACAATCAGTTTAACCACCCTAGAACGGAGCTTCTACGATGTCTTTCGAGCAAGCAACACAGGATCAACTGCACCCGTACGTCGCAAGATTTTGTGACACTGTCAATTCAGGTTTGGATTTTTTAGAGCAAAGCCTTGGTGACTACCACGCAAAAATTGCGTATGACAAGGAGGAAGAAGAAACCTGTGTCATTTTTAAATATAACAAAACACGTGTCACTAAAAAGACACAACTTGCTGACTTTTACAAGGTTGGTCCAAAAGGTTTAACTTCACTTGAATATGGTGCCATGACACTGCAATTCAACGATGAAGACCAGAAACCTGAAAAGCTAGCAGCCATGATGGTCGCTTGTCTTGCTAGTAAGCAAAGGATTCACGTGCCTGTGTGTCAATCATGCATTGATGGTGAATGAAACCTGATTACTTCACCGCAGGAGGTCTTTACATCGAGCGCAGACGTAATCGTGAAGGGCCTCCCGTGACGTACACAATTTGGAAGCCTAACACTTCGCGTATCTTTACGGATACCAAAGCAGCTCTCAAGTTCATTGCATGGCCTGCAAGCACACCCACTGGCACGGCCATACGTGAGTGGTTTGACTCATACAAACCCAAGGACGCAAAGGCTACGCTTCTACCACGACCACAAAAACGCATAAGTGCTGAGGGCTTTGGCCCAGAGGCGCACGACACCGACCCCACAGCCAACACAAAGACAATCATCTGATGACTTGGAAAAAGGCAACACACGCAACAGAAGGCAGACGTGAAGATGGTCTGCCGATCTACTGGACAGGCGTCGACGCAGCGCAGCTACCCGAAGGCAAAGTCTTCATTGATTGGGATTTGCTACGTGAAGATGTCATGCCCTTTGTTGAATGGGATGGCCTTAAGGGTTATGCCTTTCTAGTTGGTGAAGCTATGAAGGCAAACGCTGAGGGTGACATGGATTCCTGCTGCTACATCGCCAGTCATGCCATGGTCTGCATGAACCTGGCAGAAGAGATGAAACGGTTATGGCATCCTGACAATTCAGTTGCACCACTACCCACCTGACTATACACTAGCAACGAAAGCTAAGTGCCTCTGACCTCCACCACAAGTGGGGGTCTTTTTTTGTCAGCTTGGATGGGCAATGCACGAAACCTAAAAATTAAGTTTTATGTTGGGACACTTTAACAATTGATTCATGGACCCACAGCTTCGGGTCACTATCTTGTAAGTGCGGGAAGGGCAACTAGCTTATTCCTTGCAGAACCTAGACAATTAAATATCTTTTTTTCACAATCACATGTACAAACATGGCTGAAGACAATGCAAAGGCGAAAGCGTTGGATGAAGACTTTTTCATCCGTAATGCGATCCATTGTTGGTTGTATTACTTCGACGAAAAGCACAAGTGGCACGCCATTTATCAAGAGTTGGCCAAACGGGAGACGTTCCATGCGTCAACCGCAAAGCCTAAACAACGAAGGAATAGACGGGCTCCTAGAGGGTCGACTGAAGGGGTATGAAGTGTGTCTAAGTGACGAGATTATCTACATTCTCGCCGCCGATCCCGAAGAAGCCGCCTGGTTCGCTTTGGAATTGTCCAATGAATCAAATTCCTACCTTATAGACGTTCGACCCATCGATGAGTAAGTATTTTCCTAATAAATGGCGTAAGTATAAGGAAACCCCAGCGAGCATGTTTCAATCCGTTCCTTACGAGGATGTCATGGAGTGGAAGATCGCTGGCTGGGAACTTCCCACGGACGTAGCTTGTGTCATCCGCGCCAGAAATCTTGAGACCAGCAAAATTACTGAACATGTATACAAACGCATGTCATATGCTGAGAACAAGATTCGCCAATATATGAATTACAAAACGCACGAACTTATTGTCTGCGCTGAAGAAGCGTTGTACTACGTGCACCCAGAGCTTTTACTTGAGGATACCAATGATGATGACTGACTTGCAATTTGCACGCCTCATCATTGAGCTTGATAAACATCCCCACAAAGATGAGATTATTGAGTTATGGCACGAACAAATCGCTGACATGAACTCAGTCAAATACAAACCTGAGGATGCCGACACCATTTGAAATTGAACAACAGATTGCCCTTGAACGACAACAAATCAGACAAGGTCTTGATCAACTTCACACAACAACACGCAAATCTGAGGAAAACAGTTATGCAAGTTCTTCAATCTACGGGGTGGCTTCTGTTAGGAGTCTTCTGCCTAATGTGGTGGATAGTATTAATGCAACTCGTAAACGCATAACACATGGGCGGGCTGGTGAAAACTTTAAGCCAATCCATAAGTACCTCAAGGACTTAGAGCCTGAAGTAGCTGCTGCTATTGCTTGCAAAATCACGTTCGACAAGGTGTTCAGCACCAAACCAAAGGCGAACCTCGTGTCAAACATCACTGATGCGATTGGTACGGCTGTCGAAAATGAGTGCATGATGCGTCACTACGAAACCAGTGTGCCAGGCCTACTTCACACGTTGAAGCAGAACTATTGGCACAAGTCCATTGGCACCCACCAAAAGGTTGTTGTCATTCGGACTCTAATGAATCGGATGGATGTCGATCATTGGAAGACCTGGGGACGTGCTGAACGCATCAGGCTTGGTGGCTGGTTGCTTGACTGCATTTGCAAGGTGTCTGAATGGTTCACCAGAGAGTGCAGGCAGGAGGGCAGGAAGCGGCATAACTATGTCGTTCCTACTCCTGAGTTCATGGCTGTCAAAGACAAGGTCATGGCGGACGCTGAGATGTTCAGCCCCATTGCGTGGCCCATGCTCATTGAACCCAATGACTGGACCAACAAGACCAAGGGTGGCTACATCCTGAACGAGGTCATGAAGGGCCATGAAATGGTGCGGAGGGGTAATCCCACATGTATACAGGGAGAAACCCCAATAGCTTTTCTGAACAAGATTCAGAAGGTAGCCTACACCCTCAATCCGTTCATAGTGAACGTCGCTGAGACGCTCATGGAGAAGGGTAGGGCGGTTGGGAAGTTTATTCCTGTAGTTGAGATACCCCTGCCACCAAAGCCTGTAGACATCGCTGAGAACTATGACTCGCGACTGGACTACCGGCGACGTGCGGCACGTGTCATGAACGAAAACGCACAGGCTTTCCAAAAGTCTTGTAGAACTCGAATGATCATGAATGCTGTCAAGGTATTCAAAGACAAAGAAAAGTTCTACATTCCGTGGTCGTTTGACTACCGCTCAAGAGTGTACCCAATTCCTGCATTCCTTACACCACAGTGTACGGACTTTGGGAAAAGTCTTTTGAAGTTCCATGTGTCAGCTTTTGTCACCCCAGAAGCTAAAAAATGGCTGTCATTTATGTGCGCCACTACATATGGTCTGGATAAAGAACCCATGGATGCAAGACACAAATGGGTAGACGACAACCACAACTTAATTACACGTGTAGCCACAGATCCTATTGGTAACTTACCCGAATGGGAAGGTGCTGATGAACCTTGGCAATTCCTCGCTGCGGCGGAAGAATATTACGCTTGTGTAATTAAATGTAACCGTCAATACACAAACTTGATGGTAGCCACAGACGCAACTTGTTCAGGTTTACAAATCTTAGCAGGTCTCGCCCGTGACAAATCGACTGCGAAGTTAGTCAATGTTGTTCCTAGTTCTAGACCACAGGACGCATACAAAGTTATAGCTGAACAAGCAAAACCAAACGTACCAGAAAGCGTACAAGCTTATATGGATCGTAAGGTGACTAAGCGGACAGTTATGACAATTCCTTACAACGCCAAGCCTTATTCCAACAGGGCATACATACGTGAAGCCTTCAAAGAAAAAGGTGTTGAACTTGAAAAGGAACAGCTGACAGCAATAGTTAAAGCTGTTAGAAACGCCATGGACACGGTTGTACCTGGTCCAATGAGTGTTATGAAATGGATAGAAAAGGAAGTAGCTGCTGCCATTGATCGCGGTGAAAAACAGATCCAATGGACAACACCATCTGGGTTTGTAGTTACACAGCGTCTTATGAAATACCAAACTCAACGAATTGAACTCAAGTTGTTGGGTAGATGTGTTGTCAAAGCTGCGACGGGTGAAACCGACGAAGTCGACAAAGCACATCACAAAAACGCTACTGCTCCAAATCTTATCCATAGTCTTGATGCAAGTCTCTTGTGTCTATCTACACTCCGCTTCGACTTTCCGATTTCCCTCATACACGACTCGGTTCTATGTCGTGCTACTGACATGGGTGTTTTATCAACCATTGTTCGTGAAACATACATGCACCTGTTTGCGGAACATGACTACCTCACAACTTTCGCAAAGAGCATCGGAGCCGAAACAAAACCTCCAATCATTGGTGACTTAGAACCGTCAACCGTGATTGATTCCACCTACTTTTTTTGCTAATGGCACGCAACATTTTTAAGACAGACGACGCTGTCACCCTCGAAGGGTTCCAAGCTGTTCTCAAACCCACTCAGTATGGTTATGCACTGTCTGCAATCCTTGATCAGGACATGGTTGACAGGCTTGAGTCTGATCGTCTGCAAAGCCTTGCCTGGGCTGAATCAAAACTGAAGAACCCAAAACGTTCTGTTCTCAAGCCTGAGCCTTGGGAAGAGGTGTCTCAAGGTAAGTACAAAGTCAAGTTCTCTTGGCAAGCTGACATGAAACCAGTCATTGTCGACACTGAAGGCACTGTCATCACTGACGAAAACGTCCCTGTTTACAGTGGAAGTAAAGTCAAGGTTGCCTTTTATCAGAAGCCTTACGTCCTTAAGGATGGCACCACGTATGGAACCAGCCTAAAGCTAGTTGGCGTACAGGTTGTGTCAGTCACGTCTGGTGCTGGAACTGATGTCGGTGATTTGGAAGAGACCGATGTCGCTGCGTTGTTTGGCACAACCAAAGGGTTTAAGCAAAGTGAACCAAACATTATTGCTGACGTCGAAAATGACGCCGCCCTGGAGGATGACTTCTGACAATGGCTTTTCGCTCCCGATTGGAGGAGAAAGTCGCTGATTTGTTGGTTGACCTTGACGTCAAGTACGAATACGAAACCGTCAAGGTTGACTACACCATTGCCCACATCTACAAACCAGACTTCATCCTGCCTAATGGAGTGCATCTGGAATGTAAGGGTTATTGGGACAGCAAGGATAGGCGCAAGGTCAAAGCTGTCAAGGAACAAAACCCTGACCTTGACCTTCGCATGGTTTTTCAGGCTCCTTACAACACAATATCTAAAAAATCTAAAACTACATACGCCCAATACTGTGAGCGACTCGGCATTTTATGGTGCTCTTTCACGAACATTCCGGTAGCTTGGCTCATGTAGAAAACGAGTTTATCAGGCATATTGCCTGCCCCAACTGCGGTTCTTCTGACGCCAACGCAATTTACACCGATGGCCACACGTTTTGTCACAAGTGTCACTACCGCACGCACGGTGATGGCACAACGTCCATTCACAATCACAACATGTCTACCGTCGAACTTCAGGGTGCTGCTTCAAGGCTGGCTCAACGGAAGATTAGTGAAAAAACGGCAGAACTGTACAAAACCTACAAAGATGGACAAGTACTTCGCCACTATTATTTTGATGTGGATGGAAAGTTACTTGGGGCTAAAGTAAGAACAAAGGAAAAAGACTTTCGTTGTGAAGGCGAAGTCAAAACTTTGTTTGGAATGCAGAACTTTCGCCACAAGACCACAAGTAAACAGAAAAAACTTGTGATCACAGAAGGGGAAATGGATGCAATGGCCTGCTACGAAGCCCAACCCTGGGACGTAGTCAGCATCCCTAACGGTGCCGCCGCGGCCAAAAAAGCTATTCAAAACAACTACGAATGGATAGCCCATTACGACAAAGTAGTTCTATTTTTTGACAACGATCCTGCAGGTAGACAAGCATCCAAAGATGCTGCAGGTGTCTTACCACCTGGCAAGGTGTTTATCGGCTTTCTAGACGATTACAAAGACGCCTCAGAGGCTTTAGCAGCAGGTGATGCAGAAGCTGTCAGAGCTGTTTGCAATTACAACCACCAACAATACACACCAGACGGAATTGTTGATGCTAAAGACCTGCTTGAAGTTGTCACAACCCCCTCACCTCCAGCCGACCATGACTACCCCTTTCAAGGATTACAGACAAAACTTCACGGGATCAGGTTTGGCGAGCTTACAACAATTACTGCGGGGAGTGGCATCGGAAAATCCTCCTTCTGTCGTTCAATCGCAACTAACCTTCTTGCTAAAGGAGAACGGGTCGGTTACTTGGCACTTGAAGAATCTAACCGCCGTACTGCTCTCGGACTCATGTCAGTCGCCGTCGGAAAGTCTCTCCACATTGGAGAACACAGCAAACGAGAACTGACAGATCATTTCGACAATACCATAGCCAACTGGAACCTTCATTTGTTTGATGGTTTCGGTAGTTATGACCCTGACCACATTTATAACCGTATTGAGTACATGGCAGCGGGTCTTGAGACTCGTGTTGTGTTCCTTGATCACTTAAGCATCCTTTTGTCTGGCCTAGATGGGGACGAGCGGCGGATGCTAGACATCACCATGACACGTCTCCGCAGTCTTGTGGAACGCACTGGTATTGCAATGTTTCTTGTTTCACATCTACGTCGCACAACTAATGACAAATCACATGAGGAAGGAGGACGGGTCACATTGGGACAGCTCCGAGGATCCGCTGCAATTGCTCAACTTAGTGACGCTTGCATTGCGCTCGAACGCGATCAACAGAGCGGATCTAAATCAGCTCTTACAACAGTGCGAGTCCTTAAGAATCGATATTCTGGCGAGACTGGCATCGCGTGCACCTTAGATTACGATTTATCCACCTGTAAATTTAATGAAACTGAATCAACAACGGAGCCTGAATACACCCCCGACTTCTAAACTTAAACGCCCTAATCCACCAACACCTGAAATGGTGAAACGTGCACAATTTGTTGACAAGACTTATGTCTGGGAACACGCTCGTATTCGATCTCGAAAGCAACGGACTCCTGAATGATGTTACCAAAATCCACTGCCTTGTTATTTATGAGCAGGAAAGTGATGAGACGGTTGCTTACAACGACACGGGCAACGCTGAACCGATCACGCGTGGTGTCCAAAGGCTCGAAGATGCTGATGTCATTGTGGGACACAACGTCATCGGCTATGACATCCCTTGCCTCAGTAAAATTTACCCGTGGTTTTCACCAACCTCCTTGGTTGTAGATACTTTGTTGTTGTCACGTCTGTACTGCACAGATTTGCTCAATAAAGATTATGAAACCGATAACAACATGCCTTTGCAACTAAAAGGCAGACATTCACTGGAAGCCTATGGTTACAGACTGAATGAGTACAAAGGTAGCTTTGGTAAAAATACAGACTGGCAAGAGTGGAGCCAAGAGATGCAAGATTACTGCGTACAAGATGTCAACGTCACCCGCAAACTATGCGACCACTTCCACAACTACCTGAATGGGTCTTACTTGAACACCAAGTAGCACAAATCCTTACCGAACAAGAACTTCATGGATGGTATTTTGATGAACGCGCTGCATGGGAACTTGCATCTTCTCTCAGAGCAGAACTTGAAAAAACTTGTGCAATATTACGCCACAAACATCATTACGCACCAAGATCAGAGTTTACTCCTAAAGCAAATAACAAACGCTACGGCTACATTGCCGGAGCCACATTCACCCGCATAACTGAATTTAACCCTACTTCAAGGGACCATATTGCATGGTATTTGAAAAGGAATCATGGATGGAAGGAAAAACTAAAGACAAAGACTGGGAAAACTGTAATCGACGAAAATGTGCTAACGGAAGTTGCTTTGAGTGGGATTACGATTGCCGAGGTCTTTCTCAAGTGTCTAACTATTACAAAGAAATTGGGGATGATCTCGCAAGGCGTGAACGCATGGCTCAAGCTATGTACGAGTGCTAGTCGAGTACATCACCATTGCTCAGTTGCAACAAATACGCACAGATGTGCCCACCGACGTCCAAACCTTTCCCAAGTTCCGGCAGACCAAGATTGTAGGAAGTTGTTCACAGCGACTCCAGGAAATATTTTGGTCGGTGCAGATTTAAGTGGGATCGAATTGAGAATGTTAGCCCACTACCTTTCTCGATGGTCTACAGAATTTGCTGACACACTTTTGACAGGTGACATTCACCAAGTTAACGCAGATCGTGTTGGCGTAAGTAGATCAGCAATCAAGCGAATAACTTATTGTTTCACTTATGGCGGAGGTGATCTTAAGTTAGGTAAGACTTTTGATCCACAGCTATCAGATGAAGAAGCAAAATTAAAAGGATACAAACTTAGGAAATCATTCGTTGCTTCCATTGACGGTCTTTCGCAGTTACTCCAACAAATTGCAAAAGTCAGTA